ATACCCAAAAACGGCACCACCTGGTGCGCGTTCGGTATCACCGGCATTCAGGAGGACTTCAACCCGGCGTACGTGCAGGGCGAAGAGAACACCGAACAGTGGTCGCATGAGACCGTGAGCCTGATCTTGTGCTTCTCTGGCCCGCAGGGGCTGGCAATGGCCACGCGCTTTCGTGACGGTCTGCTGGTCTCGCAGAACAATGACGAGCTCAACCGCTCAGGCCTGACATTTCTGCAGCATGGGCGGATCCTCAATCTGCCCGAACTCATCAATAACCAGTGGGTGCGCCGGTACGATATCAGCGTTGACCTGCGCCGCAAAATCATCCGCCAGTACGGCATTCAATCGCTGGTCGACGCGCCAGTGCAATTTTTTGGAGATTAAAACATGGCACAGGGCTTACCTGTTTCCAATGTCGTTAACGTTGACGTCATCATGTCACCGGTAGCGGCAACGGGGCGAAACTTCGGTGCGCTCCTCATTCTGGGAACCTCTACCGTTATTCCGGTTACCGAGCGCATTCGCCAGTATTCGGCCATTGAAGATATCGGCGATGATTTTGGCGTTGACTCCCCGGAATACGAAGCAGCGACCATCTTCTTTTCACAATCACCAAAACCGACGCTGGTCTATATCGGCCGCTGGGCGAAGACGCTGGCGGAAGGTGAAGATGGCACAGTTGAAACGCTGCTGCAGGCGGTTAATGCCTCTCTGCAATATACCAACTGGTACGGGCTGGCGATTGCCGATAGCGCCGATCTGGTTGAGGCTGACGTGATTTCGGTTGCTGCGGCGATCGAGGCATCCAGCCTGAGTCGCATTCTGGCCGTTACCACTGATGATGTGAATGTGCTGGTCTCGGGGAATACCGACAACATCGGCTATAAGCTGAAAGCCGCCGGCTACAGCCGTACGTTCTGGCAGTACAGCTCCAGCAGCAAATACGCCGCTATCTCGGCATTTGGCCGTGCGTTTACGGTGAATTTCACCGGCAACAACACCACGATCACCCTGAAATTCAAAACCGAGCCTGGCGTGACGTACGAAACGCTCACGACCGCGCAGGCGTCCGCTATTGATGCCATTAACGGTAACGTCTACGTCTACTACGCCAACGATACAGCGATTATCCAGCAGGGTGTCATGGCGAACGGTGATTTCTTTGATGAGCGCCACGGGCTGGACTGGCTGCAGAACTACGTTCAGACCAACCTTTACAACCTGCTGTACACCTCGAATACCAAAATTCCGCAAACCGACGCGGGCGTAACCCGGTTAATGACCAACGTCGAAGCCTCACTGGATCAGGCGGTAAATAACGGCCTTATTGCTCCGGGTGTATGGAATGGCGGCCCGATCGGCCAGATTGAATCAGGTGACACACTGACCAAGGGTTACTACGTCTACGCCGATTCAGTAGATAACCAGGCGCAGTCCGACAGGGAAGCGCGTAAGTCGCCGGTGATTCAGGCGGCGATCAAACTGGCGGGTGCCATTCACTATGCCGACGTGCAGATCAATGTGGTGCGATAAGGAGCGACCATGAGCGGAACCTATAGTTTTATTGACGTCTCGGCATCCCTGACGGGCCCAACCGGCAGTATCGATCTGGGCTACGGCTCGGCGAACTCCGAAGAAGGTATTACGGTTGCGATGACCGAGGCAAAAAACACCATGACCGTCGGCGCCGATGGTGAGGTGATGCACAGCCTGCACGCCGGTAAGAGTGGCACCATCACAGTTACCCTGCTGAAAACGTCCCCGGTGAACAAAAAACTGTCCCTGATGTATAACGCGCAGAGCCAGTCCTCGGCGACCTGGGGTAATAACGTGATTGTCATCCGAAACAAGGTGTCAGGCGATATCACCACCGCGCGTAGCTGCGCATTCCAGAAGCAGCCGGATCACGCTAACGCCAAGGTTGGCAATACGGTGTCGTGGGTATTTGACGCCGGTAAGATTGACCAACTGCTGGGGGAGTTTTAATCGATGGAATTTGAAATTAAGGGCGTTAACTACCGCACAGCGAAACTCGACGTTTTCCAGCAGCTGAAGGTCAGTCGTAAGCTTCTGCCCGTGCTGGCTGGTCTGGTCAGTGAATTCTCTACGCTGAAGGCTCAGGTCGCCGCCGGTAACTCCGGCGCTGTGCTGGAAAGCGTACTGCCGAAAATTGCCGATACGCTGGCAGCGCTGCCGGACGACGACGTTAACGCGGTGATTTATCCGTGCCTGAGTGTCGTTTCCCGCCAGCACGAAAAGGGCTGGGCGAAAGTCTTCGATCAGGGCGTGCTTATGTTCGACGATATCGACCTGTTTACTATGCTGCAGCTGGTGGCGCGGGTGGTCGCCGATAGTCTGGGAAATTTTTTGAAAGAACTCCCCGCCAGCGAGACGCCTACCCAGCCATAGGTCCAGCCCTGGAATCCATGCCAGAAGGCGAGGATTTCCTGATGCGCCCGGTGGATGCCGGGCTCATCCCCTACACCGCCCTGAAAGATGGATCAGTAGACCTGGCTGATATTGCCCGTATGAATGACTGGCTGGACCTGAAAGCCGATAACGAAAACCGTATAGCGAAATGGAGAGAGGCTAATGAACGCTGAAACGCTCAAGGACTTTCTGATCTCGCTTGGGTTCAAAGTTGATGAGGCTGGCGCCAGAAAATTCGATGCCGTCGTTGCCGGGACAACGCTTAAAGCGATTGAGCTGGGCGTCAAAGTTGAGGCGGCGGCGCTTTCCGTCGTTGCATTCACCGCGAAAATTGCCAGCGGTCTCGACGACCTGTACTGGGCCTCTCAGCGCACAGGCGCGACGGTAGAGGGTATTAAGCAGATAGGGTATGCAGTTAGTCAGGTTGGCGGCAGTGTCGACGGGGCCCGCGGCTCTCTCGAAAATCTTGCCCGGTTCATGCGTAACAATCCCGGCGCTGAGGGTTTCCTCAACCGGCTGGGGGTTCAAACGCGTGATGCCAGCGGCAACATGCGGGATATGGCGACGATCTTTACCGGCGTCGGCCAGCGTCTTAGCAGCATGCCGTATTACCGCGCGAACCAGTACGCTCAGATGCTGGGTCTGGATGAAAACACCCTGATGGCAATGCGTCGCGGTATCGGCCAGTTTAGTGGCGAATACACCGCGATGGCGAAGGCGATCGGCTATAACGCCGATGTGGCCGCCGTCAGCTCCAATAAATTCATGACCTCGCTGCGCTCTTTTGGGCTGATGGCAGGCATGGCGCGGGATAAAATCGGCTCCAGTCTCGCTGATGGACTTGCTGGCTCTCTCGACAGGCTGCGCCGCCAGATACTGGAAAACTTCCCGAAAATTGAAGGCGCAATAACCGGTACGGTGAAAGGAATTCTCTGGGCTGGCGAGATGGTAGGCAGGGTAATTTACCGCCTCATCCAGTTGGGTCAGGGTATCAGCGACTGGTGGGACTCTCTTGATAAGCAGTCGCAGCAGCTGATCGAACTTATTGGAGCGCTAACCGCAGCGTGGTGGATGCTCAACCGCGCTATGCTCGCATCGCCGATTACGTGGGTTCTCGGTCTTGCCGCTGCCATAGCTTTGCTATGGGAGGATTACCAGACCTGGAAGGAGGGCGGTAAGAGCCTCATTGACTGGGGGAAATGGAAGCCTGAAGTAGACGCAGCACTGAAAATGGTCGGTGACCTGAAACAGACTGTCCTCGATCTCGGAAAAGCGCTGGCAAAGTTGCTCAATATCGACCCTAAATCCTGGTCTTTAAAATGGGATTTCAGCAACTTCATTACCCAGATGGGTGAGTTTAGCAAGATGCTGAGTATGATCGGCGACCTGCTTAACGCTATCAAGGACGGTCGCTGGTCGGATGCTGCAAGCATTGGCAGGGCTCTTCTCAAACAAGGTAGCGATCAACCTGACGCCCTTCCTGGTGTTACCAGTAGCGCAGTCAATGCGCGAGGTAAAGTTCTGGGATTTTGGGAGGAGGTTAAATCTCGCTTCAGTGATGGCGGCTGGTATCAGCATGAGCAGAACACGCTTGCCGATCGCAACAATAACCCCGGCAATATTCGGCCCGTAGGCGGTGGTGGCTTTCGTGCGTTTGGTTCTGCGCTGGAAGGCTGGGAGGCCATGAAAAACCAGCTCATGCGGTACTTTACTGGTAAAACGACCGGGCGCCGCCTGCAGACTATCATGGATATCGTCAGCACCTGGGCGCCTGCGGCCGATAACAACGATCCTGCCAAATATGCCCGTGACGTTGCTGGCTGGATGGGTGTATCGCCGACAGCAGCATTAAACCTGTCCGACCCCAATACGATGGCTATGCTCATGCAGTCTATGGCCCGCAAAGAGGGGTATTCGAACTGGAATAGCCCGCTTGCCCATCAGGCTGCTGGAGCGCAGGTGAATCAGCAAAACACCTACAACATCTATGGCGGTAATGCTCAGGAAATTGGGCAGGAAGTCAGTCGCCGCCAGCTTGATGCTAATGCCAGGGTGCTGAGAAATAACCAAACTGGAGCAGGATGATGGATATTCTTTCTACTCTCTTTCAGCAGCAGAGCAGGCGGATCGGGCTGATAGTCCCCAGTGTTGTTGTTTCGGAAAAGCACGATGACTCGCTTGAAATAACCGAGCATCCCGTAGAGGTCGGCGCAGCAATTTCCGACCATGCATTTCGACGTCCTTCGGAAGTGGTAATGCAGGTCGGTTTCGCTGGTGGCGGTTCCTTGCTTGACTTTGTAGATACGTCTTCTCTTGGGCTGAGCGTAGGTATTGGCCCGAAGGAGACTTATCAGGAACTGTTAAATCTGCAGAGCAGCAGGGTGCCTTTAGATGTGGTTACCGGTAAGCGGATTTACAACAATATGTTGATCCGTGCGCTTGAGGTTACTACTGACAGGACGTCGGAAAATATTCTCTCTGCCGTGCTGACGCTCCGGGAAGTGATTATCACAAGCACAACCACCACGCAGGTGGCTCCAAAGTCCAATATGAAGTTAGGGACGAACACCTCAGCTGTGCAAAACTCCGGGGTGAAAACGCCAGTGCAAAAAAATGAATCAATATTGAGCCGGTTAAGTGGCTTTGTAGCGGGAGGGTAAATGACGATCAGCGAAATCCCTCTTTCCCCGGAAAACCAGAGATTCTCCATATCCGTGGCAGGTCAAAGTCTGCAAATGGCTGTGACCTGGCGTGCTGCTTTCTGGTGTCTGGATATTATGGATAGCAGCGGTGCGGACCTGATAAAGGGGATCCCGCTTATCACCGGCTCCGACCTGCTGGCGCAGTATCGCTATCTCGAGCTTGGCTTTTCGCTTTATGTGGGCTGCGACAACCAGTCCAGCGAAAATCCCACTGAGGCCGATCTGGGGATTTATAGCCATCTTTATGCGGTAACGGAGTAAAAATGTCTCAGAACTGGATGCGGCACTTCGAATTGCAGTTAGTCGATTCGAAGGGGAACGCCACTGATTTTGGTAGCTTCAAGAGCACTTTTACTATCGACTGGTTTAATCTCAGCAGCGAAACGCGAGTAGGTACTTTCAAAATCTATAACCTTTCAGCTGATACCGTAAACCGGATCGTCGGAGAGGAATTCTCCCGGATTAGGGTTATCGCTGGTTACGATGGCATTGCAGCTGACGTTCCCGCCAGCCAGGTAGGCGTCGCCAGGACAGTAAACCCCGATGAAGTCGGGCAGATGGACGGTCGAAATTATGGGCTGATTTTCGACGGGGAAATCCGCTACACCATCACAGGGAAAGATAACCCCGTTGATAGCTTTGTCCTTATTCAGGCGGCTGATTCTGACCGGGCATTCGCTACCTCGATCACTGCGCAGACGCTGGCGGCTGGCTATACGGTCTCTGACGTCAATGCAGTGCTAATGAAGGATTTCAACGCTAACGGGGCCACAGAAGGGAATACCCCTGCAATGCCTGCAACGGTGTTTCCTCGCGGCAGGGTGCTTTTTGGTATGACCCGGCATCTGATGGATAACGTCGCCGAGCAATGCAAGGCTGACTGGATGTTTGTCGACGGCAAGCGGGAAATGGTGGCGAAAAATGAGGTTGTTCACGAAGCCATTAAGCTGAACAGCGCCACCGGCCTTGTGGGTATGCCTCAGCAGACCATTGGTAGCGGCGTTAACGTCCGTTGCCTGATTAACCCTAACATCCGCGTTAATGGACTGATCGAGCTGAATCAGGCTTCTGTGTTCCGTACCGTGCTGGGGAATAACGATATCGCCATGACGCAAGGGCGTATCACTGACCAGAACAACAACGGAAACATCACCATTGAAGGCACAACTGCGCAGCCTGCCAGTATTGCGACTGACGGCGTTTATATTGTCCGTGGCATTATGTACACTGGCGACACAAGGGGCCAGGCGTGGTACATGGATATGATGTGTGAAGCGCGTGGCGCGGCGGATCTGGTCTCCTCATCTGCGCGGGAGAGAGGGCTCTAATGAAACAGTTTTGCTTGGCATTAGCTGTGATGGTATCCATGCCGACGATGGCTGCAATCCAGTGTGGCAATTACATAATGACCGGCGAAGGCATGACCGTGATCAATGGTGAGACTGTCACATCACAGAAAGTAAAATTCTTGGGGAAGGATGGCGATTACGCAAACATGAAAATGGACATGGGTCTTATGCCTGCTAGCGATGGTAATAATTACGGCTTTGAATTCGTGAAGCGTAACGGTAAGGCGTTCCTTAATGTCCAACTTCTGCAAAACAGTATGGATGCCCCGAAAATCATCGGGTCGTTCCCCTGCAGAAAGGTGCCCAGCTAATTATGTATCACGTTAAATTGTTAACTACTTTGCTTTTAAGCTCTCCCCTTTTTGCTTTTGCTTCTGGGGTGTCCGGCCCGCCAATAAATATAATTTGCGGTAAAGATAATTACATATTATATGAGAGTGTAAATTATCAGCACGCAGCAATTAAAAATGGCGTATTGATGAGCGATACCAAAGGGTTTTCAAATCCCTATGAAGATGACGAAAACGCCATTATTTTTGAGTTTGATGAATGGGGGCAGAATGGAGGCATTCACGTGCATCATTTTCTCGTATTCAATACCATTCATAAAACGATGACGCTGCAAAAGCGTACTCTTGATGCCGATAATCTACCAAGAGGTGACGGCACCACTGAAAAATGCAAGCTTAAAAAATAACCCGCTCCGGCGGGTTTTTTAATGCCCGGAGTAAAGCAAATGGCGGTATCAGATAAAACTCGCAGCGGTGCGCTGGCGCAGGTTCTGGCGTCAGAGAGAAAGGCGCTAACCGAACAACTTCGCGTTGCAATGCCCGGCATCATCCAGTCTTTTGATCCTGACGCAGTGACCGCCGTAGTGCAGCCGGCGATCCGCTACATCGAGCGTGATAACGACGGAAACAAATTAACAAATGATTATCCGCTGCTGGTAGATGTTCCTGTCGTTTTCCCTCGCGGTGGTGGCTGCACGCTGACTTTTCCTGTTAAGGCTGGTGATGAATGCCTTGTTATCTTTGCAGACCGCTGTATTGATTTCTGGTGGCAAAGTGGAGGTATTCAGGAGCCGGTAGACGAGCGCATGCATGATTTATCCGATGCCTTCTGCATTGTCGGCCCGCAGTCGCAGGCGAAGAAAATCGGCGGTATCAGCACTACGGGAGCGCAGCTGCGTACCGATGATGGTTCGGCTTTCATTGAGGTGGCCGCCGGAGGGGATATCACTGCCACCACCGCCGGCAGCGCGACTATTAACGCCCCGGAAATCGTCCTTAACGGCAACGTGACGATCAACGGCAACCTGTCGCAAGGAATGGGTGAGAGAGGAGGCACGGCCACAATGCACGGCCCGGTCACCGTAACCAACGATGTGACAGCAGGCGGTAAGAGCCTGATGACGCACATGCATGGTGGGGTTGAGCATGGTAACGACAGCACCGGGGGGCCTGAATAATGCGATACCGACGTGAAGACGATGACGGTGATTACACCTTTGGACAGGGTGATGATACCTGGCTGGTAAACTCTCCTGAGGCCGTAGCGCAGGCCATTAAAACGCGATTTCTGCTCTGGTACGGTCAGTGGTTCCTCGATACCACAGAGGGAACACCCTGGATTCAGTCAGTCCTCGGAAAACAACGACCAGATACCTACAACCTGGCTATCCGCCGGCGCATTCTGGAAACGCAGGGCGTGAGCTCTATCACCGAATTTAACACCGAAGTTGACGGCCGCACGCGCCGTGTAACGTTCACAGCAACGGTAGAAACCATCTACGGGACAACCACAGTAACCTCGGAGGCGTAATGTCTTTGGACCTCGATACACT